AAACCTTTAGAGAAGAATTTAAATCTTTACCTGCTGAAGATATTTCTTTTCCAAGAGGACTTAATGGCTTGAAAACTTATTCTGATTCTGTTACAATGTACAAGAAGGGTACTCCGATTCATGTTCGTGGTGCCATCGTGTACAATCATTTCCTGAAGCAGTATAAATTGGATAAGAAGTATCCATTGATTCAAGAAGGCGAGAAACTCAAGTTTACATACTTGAAAGTTCCAAACCACTTCAAAGAATCAGTCGTATCTTTTCCAGGTCGATTGCCAAAAGAATTCAATCTACAAGAGTATATTGATTATGACACACAGTTTGATAAGTCTTTTCTCGAACCAATCAAAGTGATTTTAGATTGTATTGACTGGAAAACCGAGAAGACTAATTCATTAGATAGTTTTTTTAACTAAAGGAATATTATGAGTTTATTAGATAAAATTAAAAAGAACAGTACGATTAAAGACAGTGCTGTGCTTGCAACATCAAAGTTTTTTACCAAAAAGGATATGATTTCAACATCGATCCCAATGGTAAACGTGGCGTTGTCGGGTCGTTTAGATGGTGGTCTAACACCAGGTCTTACAATGTGGGCAGGACCTTCTAAACACTTTAAGACTGCTTTCAGTTTGCTGATGGCCAAGTCTTACATGGACAAGTATGAAGATTCAGTAATGTTGTTTTATGATTCTGAGTTTGGTACTCCACAGTCCTACTTTGATACATTTGGTATTGATACTGAACGTGTCTTACACACACCACTGACTGATATCGAACAATTGAAGTTTGATATTATGAAACAACTTGAGGGCTTTGAACGTGGCGAACATATTATTATTGTTATTGATTCTATTGGTAATCTTGCGTCTAAGAAGGAAGTAGATGATGCATTAGATGGCAAATCAGTTGCTGATATGTCACGCGCTAAACAGGTCAAGAGTTTGTTCCGTATGGTCACACCACACCTATCACTCAAAGATATCCCAATGGTTGTTGTTAATCACACATATAAAGAAATTGGAATGTTCCCTAAAGACATTGTTGGTGGTGGCACAGGCAGTTATTATTCTGCCGATAACATCTTTATTCTTGGTCGCCAGCAAGAGAAAGATGGAACTGAATTAACTGGTTACAATTTTATTATCAATGTGGAGAAATCACGATATGTTAGGGAAAAATCTAAAATTCCTGTTTCTGTATCTTTTGATGGTGGCATTAGTAAGTGGTCTGGCTTGCTTGACGTTGCCATTGAATCTGGTCATGTAATCAAACCATCAAATGGTTGGTACTCACGTGTCAACACAGAAACCGGTGAAATAGAAGACAAGAAGTTCCGTGAGAAGGATACTAACACTGAAGAATTTTGGTCTAGTATGCTCGTCAATGAATCGTTTAAAGAATCTGTAAGGAAGAAATATGAAATCGCTTTTGGCAACATTATGGGAGAAGATTTCAATACGGCAGAAGCCACAGAAGCTTGAGTACAAGTTTCTAAACTTACCTGAAGAAGAAACCACAATGGTAGAGATTACCGGTGGTAAGTATTCAGGTGTAGTATTCTCGTATGGTCATGTTAGATTTGAGGAAGGTGATATGGGTCAACTACAGTTTACCTATAAAATCCAAAGTCCAGGTCAACATGGCCATGCGAGCTTGCTAACTGATCGTGAATATCATACAATGATGGGAGAAATTCTCACAGATATTATTATTAATCAAGAAAGCCATAATGAACAGACTAGAACACTCGATTCTGAAAAATCTGATTTACAATGAAACGTTTGCTCGTAAAGTCTTGCCGTTTCTCCGTAACGATTATTTCTCCGATAACACCGAGAAAGTAGTCTACAAAGAAGTTGATGAATTTATCAACAAGTACAACAGTCTGCCTACACATGAGGCCCTCATCATTAATCTCACCGAGAGTAAGAGGTTAACTGAACAAGAGGTTCGTAATTCTATTGAGTTGTTACACAATATCAACCAACACAAAGACGAACCAACCGAGATGAAGTGGTTGGTCGAACAGACTGAGAAGTTTTGCCAAGACAAAGCAATCTACAATGCCATTATGGAATCTGTTTCGATTCTGGATGACAAAGGTGATAAGAAGGCCAAAGGTGAGATTCCAAAGATTCTCAGTGATGCCTTGGGTGTTTCGTTTGACCCGAATGTTGGTCACGATTACATTGATGACTTCTCAAATCGTTATGACCTGTATCACAAAGTTGAATCTCGTATTAAGTTTGACCTTGATATCTTCAATAAAATTACTAAAGGCGGCCTGCCAATTAAGACATTGAATGTTGCACTTGCAGGCACTGGTGTTGGTAAGTCTTTGTTCATGTGTCACGTTGCAGCAAGTTGTTTATCGAATGCACAGAATGTTTTGTACATCACGATGGAAATGTCCGAAGAAAAGATTGCTGAACGCATTGATGCAAACTTAATGAATGTGACAATGGATGAACTACACGTAATGTCTAAAGATGATTATGTCCGTAAGTTTGGTGTACTGAAGAACAAGACACAAGGCAAGTTAATCATCAAAGAGTATCCAACTGCCGCAGCCAATGCACTCCACTTCCGTGCTTTGCTTCAAGAGTTGCTGTTGAAGAAGAGTTTTAAACCAGATATTATCTTCATTGATTACCTGAATATTTGTTCGTCATCACGTATCAAACCTGGTGGCTCTGTTAACTCATACACATATATCAAATCGATTGCAGAAGAATTGCGTGGTCTTGCCGTTGAAGCAGGCCTGCCAATTGTAACTGCTACACAAACAACTCGGTCTGGTTTCACCAACACCGATGTTGACTTGACAGACACAAGTGAATCGTTTGGTTTACCTGCGACTGCTGACTTTATGTTTGCTTTGATTAGTACAGAAGAACTTCAACAGTTGAACCAGATTATGGTGAAGCAATTGAAGAATCGTTACTCTGACCCTAGTGTGTTCAAACGTTTTATTGTCGGTATTGACAGATCAAAGATGCGACTTTATGATACTGAACAATCTTCACAGTCTGATATCTCCGATTCTGGTCAACCAGATAAACCACTAAGTACATTTGGTAACAGAGAACGGAGAAACAAATTTGATGGAATTAAAGTATGAACTTGACAGTAGAACAAGGTGCTTATGTTGCCAATGTGTTCTCGGAATATTTCGATAAGTTTGGCCGCATAGATGAGTATATGCGTGAACAGAAACTGGCATCAATGTCAGAGAGACCATTCACGTTACCTGGATGTGGACCAGAAGAAGACTTGTTCTCCGACTTCACAATGTCACCGGCAGATATGGAGTTTGAGATTGTTGATTTGCCTCAAGACCGATGGGATATTTACCTTAATATGATATCGTCACATTCAAACATGACAAGTATACCTGGTCGTTGTTTGCGCTTGGCAATCTTGGAGAAGAAGACTGGAAAGTGGTGTGGTTTCATTCGTCTTGGTTCTCCAGTCATCAACTGTAAGCCACGAAATCAAATGCTTGGACAAGTGTTTACGCAAGTCCAAGGCGGTGCTCAAAGGTTCAATCAATGTGCAGCGATGGGTTTCGTTATTGTACCGGCACAACCATTCGGGTATAATTACCTTGGTGGCAAACTGTTGGCTGCGATCTGTACCTCACATGAAGTGCGTGAGATGATGAATCAGAAATATAAAATGTCAATGTGTTTGTTTGAGACTACCAGTTTGTATGGTTCTTCTAAGGCAGTATCACAGTATGACGGCATGAAACCATTGATTCGCTTCAAAGGTCTAACTGATTCAGATTTCTTACCGATGTTACATGGCCAAGCTTACGCCGATTTGAAAAACTATGTTGAAGCAATCATCGGTGAACCACTTGCACCAGAAGATGCTTCATCACGCAAGCTGAAAATATCCAATCACATCGTTTCGTTAACCAAAGTTGCACTAAAAGGTACACCAGAAGCTGCCAAGTTTGCACAGACGATTGAGAATGCCAAGAATCTGAATGAACAGAAACGATACTTCATATCTGATTATGGTTACAAGAACATGGTTGATTTTGTAAATGGCAAGGCTGACAAGTTGTTACCAGGTGAAAACTATGAGAAGTTTCATTTAAACAACATCATCGAATGGTGGCGTAAGAAAGCCATCAACCGATATGATACGATTAAGGCTGATAATCGTATCAGGACCGAACAAGAAGTTTGGACCGGTGATAAAGTGCTTGACATTATCCGGTAACCAGGTAGGATAAATACTCCAATAACCAATGGAGTATTAGATGGCCGGTAATGCGATAGAGACAGCAAAGCAAGAAAACGCTTCAAAAGTCTATTTCAGAAATTACATTGAGGGTACAAAGGTGCCTTCAGAATCGGAATTATTTTCAGAAGTAGTGAAAGTTTATCCTGAACTTGCAAAAAATATTGCCTTAAGAACTTCTTGGATGAGTACATTCCAAAAACAAGCCGAAGCACTAAAGAAGTATTTGGGTACAAACAAAGGATATGATTATTCACGTGATGAGAGAAATGGTTTCATGTTCTTCATTGAAGACATTGCCAAAAGTAGATGTGGTGTTTCTACCAAAGATAATTGGGATCCTGCTGATATTTACATGATTAGAAAATCCAAAGAAAATGTAATAAGAAAAAAATTAGATTCTATTACCAAAAACACCGATAAGATGGCCAACATTTATTCACTGAATGCTTATATGCGTGAGTTGATACAATCAAAAGACTTGGTTCCAGTATCACTCAAAGCTATTTCTAAAACTAAAACTAAAGCTGATTTGGAATTATCCAATATGGGTAAAGGCAAAGCAAAAGAATTAATTTTTGAAAATATTGGTCCACTTAAATGTTATGCAAATTTTGGAACAAATAATAAAACGCCAACTGAAATAGACAATGGTGAGATTGCAGGACAATTTAGAGCTGGTGAGAGCTTAGTCAATTGGCAAACTAGAAACTTTAATATGTCAACTCCTAGGGGTGGTGTACAAACTGATTTGACACCAACTGGTAAAGATGCTGGTGCTAAGATTGGTAAAGCTTCTGCTGATGCGATTGATGAATTCTTTTCTAAAAATTATTCAAAATTAGGAATCATTAGACCAGTAAATGCTGGTAAAGATCCAAAAATTCCACCTGTCGGTAAATGGACACCAGAGACCATAAAGTATTGGGTGGATTTTCAAAAAGAATTATCTAGAATGAAAGTTAATGATAAGAGTATAGATTTTGGTGATATGAAGGTGATGTATAAAGGTAAACAAGTTTCGACTGGTTCCTTTGCTGAAGTTTTAGATTATTGTATCAGAGAAGAAGGTTCTAAATATGCTGGTGGAAGGCTTTCATCCAAGTTAACTTGTATGCGTTGGGCTTATGCGTGGGCTTTAATAGACAAAAAAGGATTGATGCAAGAGTGGTTAAAAACATTATACTATGGTGCAAAAAAAGAATTTAGAGACACAAACGGTCCATTCATAAAGATATATTAAAATGAAATTTTCAGAATTTATAACCGAAGCAAAAAAAGAAGGTGCCAATCTTCACCTCGAACACATTGAGGATGAAGTATTGAATCGTGGTGTTGCCGGCAGCCGTGATGCAATTAACTTCCTACAATCATTACGTGATATGTTGGCAGGCCACTCATCATCTAAAGTAAATGTCACAACAAAATGGGATGGTGCGCCAGCAGTTTTTTGCGGCATCAATCCCGACAATGGCAAGTTCTTTGTTGGCACTAAAGGCGTCTTCAATGCAAACCCCAAGTTAAACTATACTGATGCTGATATTGACACAAATCATCCAAGCGGTGGTTTAAATGCCAAACTTAAAGTTGCACTACGTTACTTACCAAAACTAGGCATCAAAGGTGTTCTGCAAGGCGACATGATGTTCTCTAAAGGTGATATCAATACACAAACGATTGATGATGAAGAATACATTATCTTTCAACCAAATACGATTGTGTATGCTGTGCCATCAGATTCAAAACTGGCTAAAGCAATGACCTCTGCACAGCTGGGTATTGTTTTCCATACTTCTTATACAGGCAAAACATTCTCTGATATGAAGGCATCATTCAACATCGATATCAATCACTTGACTACAACTAAAGATGTTTGGTTCCGTGATGCATACTTTGTTGACGCATCTGGTACAGTCACATTCACAGAAAAAGAAACTAAGATATTGAATTCACACCTGTCACTTGCAGGTACTACATTTCAATCTATCAATGCACTGACACTTAATAGAATTGCATCAAGTGAAGTAGTACTCACTTACATTAAGACATTCAACAACACCAAAGTGCGTGAAGGTATGGAGATTAGAGATACGGTTGGCCACACAAACGAATTGATTCGTTGGGTTGAAGGCAAGTTAAACAAAGATATCTCTGATGCCAAGAAAGAAGAAACTAAACAGAAACGAATCAAAGAGAAGACTGAGATTATGCGTTTCTTCCGTGGTTCAGCCAGAGACTTAAAAAATATTTTTGATTTGATGAACCACTTGGTTGCATCCAAGAATATGATTGTTGGTAAGTTACAACAAATGAAACAAGTAACAAATACATTCTTACGTACAGATGATGGTTTCAAAGTCACTAATCCTGAGGGGTTTGTGGCAGTATCAAAAACTTCTGGTGGCGCCGTGAAACTTGTGGATAGATTGGAATTTAGTCACTCCAATTTTGTAGCTGCAAAAAATTGGTCGAAGTAAATATATTATCTACTGCAACATAAAAAAATACTAAATACCTTTGTTGCAGTAGATAAAGGATAATAAAATGTTTAATGACAGCAAATATACAAAATGGTATATTAATATATGTTCTAAAAAATATGAAGGTATCACAGAAGAACATCATATTATACCTAAAAGTTTAGGTGGAAGTAATGATTCATCAAATTTAGTAAAACTTTCACCTAAAGCTCATTTCATTTGTCATTGGTTATTAACAAAGATGATAACAGATAAGAAGTCGAAAGAAAAAATGTATTATGCATTTAATTTTATGTTGTTGAAACCAAAAGATTTGAAAGAAAAAAGATATTATCCTTGTTCGAGAGTTTATGATATAGCAAGAAAATATATGAGATGCCATAATCCAAATAATCACGATGGTGTTAGAAAAAAAATATCCGATTCTAGAAAAAAAGCTTGGAAAAATCCAACCCAATCTATGATAGATGGCATAGAAAAAATGCGAATCTCCAAAATAGGAAAAGAACCATCGAATAAAGGCCAAAAAGGAATATTCAAAGCATCCGAAGAAACGAAAAAAATGTTGAGTGAACAGAGAACTGGAAGAAAATGGTTTACTGACGGAGAAAAATCATACTTTATTCATCCAGAAAATGCTAAATCTGAATATAAATTGGGTAGAAAATGAAAAAACTTGGCCATATAAAGACATAATCGGCATAGAAAAAATGGACTAAATAAGATATGACCACAAAAATAACACTAACTAATATCGATTCCACTGGTGACTATTCGGAACTGGTGGATTCAGCCTACACTACGGCTAATTCTGCAGCAACGAATGCAATATCCGCTGGTGCTTATGCCAATGCGGCATTTGCCAAAGCCAACACCGGTTCAACTTCTTCAACAAATAATGCGAGGACTATGATTAATGCATATGTCTTTGGCTCTTAAGGAATAAAAATGCCATTAAACTTAGCCAATACAGTAACGATAACGGCCAAGACAGCACTGGTTAATGTTACAACTGTTTCTGCAAACGTGTTGAGTAACGCAACAAGTAGTGGACAGATTCACAAAATTAACACTATCATGTTTAATAATTATGGTGCTACGAATATAACTGCAAATGTTACAATTAATCGTGCCGCTGTTGGTGATTTTTATGTTGCTAGACTTATAGTGGTTCCAGGTAATTCAATTTTAACTGTTATTGCCAAAGACAATGCAATTTATTTGGAAGAAGGCGACACACTGCAAGCATCTGTTTCTGCAAATTCAGCATTGCATTTAATCGTTGGTCACGAACTACTGAGTTAACATGAGAACGAGATCAAATTACGGTGTAACCGGTTCAGCAGTAACATTAAGTGCATTGAGCACTGGTGGTTTTTTTGGTTCGGAAGATTTGCGTTTAGGTAGATTGAATTCTCTGTGGCCACAATTATCTGTTTTTTCGGCGGTAGAATATCTTGTAGTTGCCGGCGGCGGTGGTGGTGCTGGGCGGTTCGCCGGAGGAGGTGGTGCCGGTGGATATAGAACCGCTACCGGTTACACCGTGTCTCAAACACAAACCATCACAGTTACTATTGGTGCCGGCGGCGCCGGCGGAGACTCGCAAAGTGGCGGAGCTGGCGGCGCCCTGAATGGATCGAAGGGAGCAAATTCATCTATTTCAATATCTGGTGCAAATGTCATAACTTCAATAGGCGGCGGTGGCGGCGGCGGATTTGGTGATGACTATAGCCTTGCGGCAATGAAAGTTGGTGGAAGTGGCGGCGGCGGGTCATGGGGAGGAAGCGCTGGCGGCGGAGCTCTTGCGGGTTTAGGTACAGCTGGCCAAGGTAATAACGGAGGTGTCGGCACTACCGTTACCGGCGCTCCAGGTTTTGGTTCCGGTGGCGGCGGCGGTGCTGGTGCGGCCGGCGGTGCTGGATCCGGAACTACCGCCATCGGCGGAAGTGGTGGCATAGGAACTCAGAGTTCAATAACAGGAACTGCTACCTACTACGCCGGCGGTGGTGGAGGTGCAGGCATTTCAACGCCGGGTGCCGGCGGCCAAGGCGGCGGTGGTGCCGCAGCAAGCGATTCTTCAGGTGGTACAAGTGGTACTATAAACACCGGCGGCGGTGGTGGCGCTGCGTCTGGTGCTGTTAGTTTAACAAACTTAGGTGGATCCGGAGGTTCTGGTGTCGTTATCATTCGTTATGCTGATATTTTCTTAGCCGCAACAAGTACAACAGGATCACCAACAATCACAGTCGCTGATGGTTATAGAATATATAAATTCACCAGTTCCGGTTCAATCACATTTTAAAGGAGACAAACAATGGCACATTTTGCACAAATTGATGAAAACAATACAGTAACTAGAGTACTGGTAATCGAACAAGACGTAGTAGATTCTGGTCTATTCGGAGAACCTAGCACTTGGGTTCAAACAAGTTACAACACAATCGGTGGTGTTCATACTTTAGGTGGCACACCACTACGGAAGAATTATGCTGGCATAGGTTACACATATGATTCCGTGAGAGATGCATTTATTCCACCAAAACCATATGCAAGCTGGACTCTAGTTGAAGATACCTGCCAATGGCAAGCACCAGTGCCAATGAATGACGATGGTAAACCTTACACATGGAATGAAGATACATTATCTTGGGTTGAGGTTACATTGCCTGCCTAAATATAACAAAAGAGAAATTAGATGCCTTTAACAAAGATTAAACTACCGAAAAAGACCAACACGCAAACCAACTCCTATACTGGAGCGGCTGGTGAAGTTACTATTGATACCGACAAACAAATAATTGTCGTACATGATGGTTCAACTGCTGGTGGTTTATCTTTGGCCAGTGAGTCTCGGGCTAATGCGGCCTTTACGGCAGCCAATGCTGCCAGTTCATATGCCAATGCAGCCTTTGCAGCTGCCAACACCGGTGGTATTGATGCTTGGGTAAGAAATGCTGCCAATGCTGCCAGTTCATATGCTAACTCTGCATACGCCACAGCTAACACTGGTGGTCCACCAACTGGTGTTACTGCTGGTTCATACACATCAACAAATATAACCGTGGATACTTATGGTAGAATAACTGCAGCTGCCAACGGATCAGCCGGTGGCGGTGGTGCTTCATCTGCTTCTTCAGTCGGTTACTCACTAATATTCGGAGGATAATATGGCAGCACCAAATATAATCGGCGCAACAACAATCAATGGTAAAACAGCAACCGCTAACTTAACCACAACCGCAGCAACAACAATACTAAACAACCCAGCATCTTCAGGTAAGTGCTTAAAGATTAATGTATTGAACGTTGCAAATTATAATGTCGCAACAGTTAACGTTTCAATTGGATTCTATAATGCTGCCAATGTTGGTGGTTCTTTGTTTCCAATCGTTGGTTATGTTGATGTTCCAGGAAAAAGTACATTAAACGTTATTGATAAAACAAGTCAGTACTATTTGGAAGAAAATACAAGCATTGGTGCTTTTGCTGGTTCCGCAAACTCTTTATGTGTGACTTGTAGTTACGAAGATATTAGTTAAAATGGTTAAAGCTTATTATGGTGGAGTAATATCAGCCGCGCCACCATCTGTATCTTCTGTAAATGCTTCTGGATTTTTTAATTCCAGTGAACACATGCAAGCCGTTTATCGTAATTTGTGGCCGGGGCTCCTAGAAACATATAAAATTTATGCAGATTCCACTTATAATGCTCAGGGGTGGGTTTCAGCATCAACAGATTATGCTGGACGTACTGGCGTATTTTCATTCTCTTTTCCCGGACCAAGCGGACTTCAAAGTACTTCCGGCGGCGCCAGAACAAATGCTTTGCCTTTTGGACCAGACTTAAAAATTTATTTTGAGCTGACTGTTTCTTCTGGTGGCCTAGGCAACGCACTAATTGGTTTAGCTGGTGATGGAAGTCCTGGTGGTTACAGTAATGTTCCAAGTATTTACGTATTCGATGGTGTTGCTTATGGTGGTTATAACGTTAATTTAAGTGGTCCTGGTTTGGCTAATGGTGACACTCTCAATGTTGCTTACAATTCAAATGACCGTAAAGTTTTTTATGGAAGAAATGGTGTTTGGAGCATTGATCCTGTTGCGGGCGCTGGTATAGTTATACCAAATACAGCGGTGATAAACAATCCTCCTAGATTAATTATAATGAGCGGTTCCACTGCCGAGGGTGCTTCATTAGGTGGAACAATTAAAACAAAATCCGGATCATTTTCATATGATGTACCATCCGGTTATACAACTATAAACTAGTAAAATGTCTAGACGTTATCCAAGAAGTATCATATCATCATCAGTTATTAAACCTAACACTGTATCTGCATCTGGTTTTTGGAAATTGCAACAACATATACAATATGTTAATTCCAATATATGGCCTGCACGGACAGACGCACCTGCTGGTCAACAAGCATATACTTCACCGGGCACTTATGAATGGATAGCACCGGCAGGAGTAACGTCTGTTTCTGTAGTCGCAGTTGGTGGCGGTGGTGGCGGCGGATCTACTGGCACCAGTGGTGGTGGCGGTGGCGGCGGTGGTGGCCTTGGTTGGAAAAACAATATTACCGTCATTCCTGGCCAACCATATACGGTAGTTGTTGGTACCGGTGGTACCAGAGACTCTACAACGCACGGCGGCGCCTCTTATTTTCAAAACACATCAACTGTAGCTGGATTAGGTGGAAATTCATCATCAAACGCATCTGGCGGCGCCGGCGGTGGTTATGTTGGAGACGGTGGAGGTAACGGCGGTTCACCAAGTAACTCAGGTACTGCGGATTCTACAGGTGGAGGTGGTGCAGGTGGTTATTCAGGTAACGGCGGCGGTTCTGCTATTGACACAAACGGAACACCCGGTTCTGGTGGTGGTGGCGGAGGCGGCGGTGCTGGCGGTTCGGCAGACGCAGCATCCGGTGGTGGCGGCGTTGGACTACTAGGGCAAGGCCCATCCGGCGCAGGAGGAATTTATACTGGTAATGATGCCGGTGATGGTGGTGCCGGCGGTTCTGGTGGATCGGGTGGCGGCGCCGGAACATCTCGGCCAAATAATAATGGCGGTGATTATGGCGGCGGTGGCGGCGGCGCTGAAATAAATGGAGAGTCCGGAGCCGGAGCCGGTGGTGCAGTGAGAATTATTTGGTCTGGCAATAGTGGAACAACAAGATCATTCCCATCAATTAATACAGGTGATTTGTAATATAGTAAAAAGAATATGCCACAACAATTTCATTTGACCTAAATGCAACAATAAATAAAAATTATGACAACTAAAGTAAATACGCCCAATTTAAACACAACTTTCCT